GAAGGTGATTTCTATACAACGCCAACAGGCAAAAAGATGCCATCTTGGATGAGCGACCCAGTAGGTGCTGATGGTAAAAAGTTGGCTTACGGTTCAGATGCAATTAAAAAAGTAAGGAATAAAACATTTCAAGGTATTGCTGACGCTATGGCAAATCAATGGGGAAACATATAATGGCAAACCCAAACAATTTAGAAAAAGCTCACAAACTAAAAGAAGAAAGCAGAGCTTTAAATTTGGCGGTAGTGTATTTACATTTAAAAGATGAGCCATCTGTTGCAGTAAATCTTGCTATAAAAATGAATTTAACGCCAGCTATTATTACGGAATACTGTAAACATCTTGAAGCTGAAGGCTATTTGTGGTCTGAATTTATATCAGAAGGAAGAGCTAGGTCAAAGTTGTATCACACAACAGAAAAAGATAACTTCCCATGGCCTAAGCAATGTAAAGATTTAACAAATTTAAAAAGAGCATACTTTGACGCTAATTATCCTGGAATACACCAAGCATTAAAAGATGCAATTTATGAAGGCCGTATTAGCCCCGATATTATTAGGTCACACAAAGAGTTGGACACAGACCACTGGGTAATACCTAAGAAAGACAACTCAAAATATAAAGCTAACTTTCAATCAAGCTTAGGCGGTGAATACAGTGCCTAATTACAGAAACAAGAAACTGCTAGAGCTATGCCGTGAAATACCTTGTCAATCATGTGGCGCTATGGACGGCACAGTATGTGCAGCACACTCTAACCAATTGCGTGATGGTAAAGGCACAGGAATTAAGGCCAGCGATGCTATGGTGGCTGCTATGTGCGCTAGATGCCATTTTGAGCTGGACAACGGGATGGCGTTAAACAAGCAAGACCGTAGAGATATGTGGGATTTGGCTCACAGGATGACCATGCAATACTTTATTGAGCATGATATGCTGGTGGTCAAATGATTAAACTTACACTGCCATGGCCTCCAAGCACAAACCACTCACACCACTACGGAGGCAAGCGTAAGTTCTTAAGCAAGCCTACACAAAAGTTTAGAGAGGCTGTGCAAGACATAGTTGTAGACGCTAAAGCTAAGATAGAGGGAAGGCTGGCGGTATTCTATGCTTTCTACCCACCAGACCGTAGGCGCAGGGATATAGCTAACTACGAAAAGCAAGCCACAGATGCACTACAGGCTGCTGGTGTGTTCTTAGACGATGAGCAGATAGACTTCATTTGGCTAGTGCGTAGGCACATAATCAAGGGCGGTATGTGCAAGGTTGTCATTGTGCCATACACAGAGGTACACCAAATGCTAGAAAAATACGAGGATTACATTTAATGGAACTAGGTCGAGTTATATATTATTTAGATATGTGGAGAGCATATATGAAAACAGATAACAACAAGCTAGGCTACAAGTCTAAATCATCTGGCTTTCATACAGGTGGTGTACATTCGTTTGATGACATAGCTGACGAGGTAGACAACCATAGCGTAAGAGTGGTGGATAAGGTGATAGACGATTTGCCAGCCTTTCAGCGTAATGCTATCTATGTAATCTATCTTGGCCAAAAGACTATGATGGATATGAAGGTATTAGACCGTTATTACGACAATGCAATGGCCATGTTGCAGCAAAAACTAACAGAAAAAAACCTATATTAAATACTACTTGACAAACAGTTAAATTTGTGGTAATATACGCCTGCAGGTATAGTTGCGTCTATATGATTCATATACCAAGCATTTAACCTAATCTCCGTTGGGTTCGGACTCTCCTAAAGACAGAGTCCATTTTTTTGGGTGAAAGCTATGTGAGTAGCCCATCTATTCTATTGTGAGGCATTAGACCACTCTAATGAAGCAACATGGCACAACAAATACAATTTATAGAAGTCAGCAAACTAATACCGTACGCTAACAACGCTAGAACGCATGATGACAACCAGGTTACTCAAATTGCGTCTAGTATTCGTGAGTTTGGTTTTAACAATCCCATTTTAATTGATGATAATTACGGGATTATTGCTGGCCATGGTCGCTTGATGGCTGCTAAAAAGCTAGGGCTATTAGAAGCGCCTACTATAAAGCTGTCCCATTTAAGTGATGCCCAGCGTAAAGCATACATACTTGCGGATAACCGTATAGCTATGAATAGTGGCTGGGATAATGAATTGCTTGCGTTAGAGCTAAAAGAACTAGACGATGACATAGACTTGTCATTGCTAGGCTTTGACGCTGATGAGCTAAATGCGTTGCTTAACCCAGTAGAGCTAACAGATGGCTTAACAGATGAGGACGCTGTGCCTGAAGTGCCTGATGAGCCTGTAACTAAGTTAGGCGATATATACCAATTAGGCAACCATCGCTTAATGTGTGGTGATAGCACTAGCATAGATGCAGTAGAAAAGCTTATGGATGGTCAATTAGCAGACCAACTAGTCACAGACCCTCCGTATAACATAGCTTACGAAGGTGGCAGTAAAAAACGAGAACAAATTAAAAATGACGAAATGGCCGACACTGAGTTTAGGCAGTTTCTTAAAGATGTATATATAGCTGCTGATGCAGTAATGAAAGCTGGCGCTGTATTTTATATATGGCATGCTGATACTGAGGGTTACAATTTTAGGGGTGCTGCCAGGGATATGGGCTGGAAAGTCCGTCAAACTCTTATATGGAATAAAGACAATTCTGCTTTTGGCAGGTCTGATTACCATTGGAAGCATGAGCCTTGTTTGTATGGCTGGAAAGAGGGTGCAGCTCATCTATGGGCAACAGATAGAAAACAAACTACTGTAATTGCGTGTAAAAGACCATCAAAAAGTGACTTGCACCCTACTATGAAGCCAGTAGAGTTAATGGAATATCAAATACTAAACAATACTAAAGGCGCAGATATTGTATTAGACTTATTTGGTGGTTCTGGCTCTACAATGATAGCAGCAGAAAAAATAGGTCGTTATGCACGCCTAATGGAACTAGACCCTAAATATTGTGATGTTATAGTTAGACGCTGGGAAGAGTTTACAGGCAAGAAAGCGGTGCTACTATGATATTCAAACGCTGGACTATTAGATTCAAACACGACAAGTCACCAATAGACGCTGGTGCTTATGTGCATAAAGAGGAAGCTATAAAAGCTTTAGACGCTATGGCTAACAAAGATAAGCTAGAAGTGGCCCTAATAGCTATTATGAGCGTAGAGCTTGCAGAGCATTTAGCTGGCAATCTTTCGGAGTTATAAAGATGGCTCAAGGAAAAGAACATAAACCTACAGAGGAAAGCAAGAAGGTTGCTCGTACCTTATCTGCTGTGGGTATTACATACGAGGACATAGCCAATAAGCTTGATATAAGCTCTGATACGCTTGTTAAGTATTATAAGAAAGAGTTAGATGCTGGTCGTGTAGATGCTAACGCCTCTATTGGGCAGACATTGTTTCAGCAAGCTAAAGACGGTAACACAAGCGCTGCAATCTTTTGGTTAAAGACAAGGGCTGGCTGGAAAGAAACGCAAGTAAACGAACACGCTGGTAGTGTTGCAATATACGCATGGGAAGAATAGTAATACCCTATAAGCCCCGTCAAGCGTTTATGCCTTTGCATAATAGCAATAGGCGCTGGAAGGTAATAGTTGCCCACCGTAGGGCAGGTAAGACAGTGGCTTGTGTCAACCAGCTCATTAAAGAAGCTGTGATGAGCAAGCGTAATGACTTTCGTGCAGCATACATAGCGCCTTTCTATAAGCAAGCTAAGTCTGTAGCATGGGACTACTTTAAATACTTCACTAGGGTAATTGATGGCATCGTCATTAATGAGTCAGAGCTACGCATTGATTTTAAGAACGGTGCAAGAATTCAGCTTTTTGGTGCTGATAATGCTGACAGCCTTCGGGGTCTTTATCTTGATAGTATCGTCTGTGATGAGTATGGTGATTGGCGTGCTAATGTCTTTCAGTACATCATCCGTCCTGCATTGGCTGATAGACAAGGTAAAGCGGTAATCATTGGAACGCCTAAAGGCCGTAACGCCTTTTGGGAAACATACGACAGGGCTACACACAGCGATGAGTGGCTGGCCCTTAAGATAACAGTGGACGATTCAGGCATATTGCCAGAGTCTGAAATAGACTCGCTAAAGTCTGAACTATCTGAGGATGCTTGGCGTCAAGAGATGGAGTGTGACTTTGATGCTGCATTGCCTGGTGCTATATGGGGTCGTGAGTTATACCAAGCAGAGCAAGACGGACGCATAACTGGCGTAGAGTATGATGAGTTTGCCCCTGTGTTTACTGCATGGGATTTAGGTTACTCTGATGACACTGCTGTGTTCTTTTATCAAGTAGTGCAAGGTGAGGTTCACTTCATTGACTACTACGCTGCTAGTGGTAAGTCTATTGACCATTACGCTGCACACATACTAAGCAAGCCTTATAAATACAAGACG